CCGTCTGTGATTGTTGCACCACCTGAGAAAGAGATCTCTCTTCCTACAGAAGATGTATGTTTTGTATTGACAAGTCAACAACTGGAGAAACTGAAGAAGGCTGCATCTGTCTATCAACTCCCTGATATCTCTGTGATTGGTGAGAACGGTGTGATCAAACTGGTCGCTCGTGACAAGAAGAACGACACTTCTAATGACTTCTCTATTGTTGTTGGTGAGACTAACTCTGAGTTCGTGTTCAACTTCAAAGAAGAGAACCTGAAGATTGTTCCCGGTAACTATGATGTAGTTGTGTCAGAGAAACTTCTGTCACGTTTCTCTAATCAGAACATCGATGTTACATATTACATTGCTCTGGAACCTGACTCTACATTCGGATGAGACATCTACTGTTTACCCTAAGATATTGTCCCTTTAATACCCTCAATAACGAGGGTATGATTAGGGAACATCTTAAGGTTGCTGCACAACATTCCTTATCAACTTTATTAGATGTTACATCTCATAAGTTTGATCCTCAGGGTGTGACTGCTGTTGCACTTTTGGCAGAATCCCACATCTCTATTCACACCTGGCCAGAGAAGGGTATCGCTGTATGTGACATCTTTACTTGTAGTGAGTCTGGTGCACCCAGTGCTGCAGCAGAATACTTGAAAACAGCTCTAAAGGCTGGTATAATGAACTCAGAACTCATAAGGAGAGAGTTGGATTGAATATCTTTGTAACCAGTGAAAGTCCAATCGAGTCTGCCAGGGTTCTCCCCGACAAGCACATCGTTAAGATGCCACTAGAGACCTGTCAGATGCTATCTATAGTCTGTTCAGAGAAGTGGGGTCATGGGTTTGGTGAAATCCACCGTCGAGACGGTCAACCATACAAGACAGAGAAAGGTGCCTTCCGTAACCACCCTTGCACCATCTGGGCAAATTCCTTTGTGATGAACTGGAGGTGGCTCCTAACTCACGGTCTTGCAATGTGTGATGAGTACGAACTACGGTATAACAAAGTACACACCTGTCGTAAGACACTGGAGGAGGCACGTGTTATACTTCCTACAGGAGACCCTACAGGACGATCTGGTAAAGGTCCGACATCCTTTGTCTTTGCTGGTCCTGACGAGTTTAAGTTGGATACTTCAATTTCCATCTTTGACAAGTATAAGATGTATATTGCATCTAAACCTTGGGTGAAGGACAACTACCTTCGTATCCCTGATCGTAAACCTGATTGGATTTGATAATGAGTCGTAATGAATTTGTCTGGGTTGAGTCTTATCGACCACAGACTATTGATGAATGTATTCTCCCCACAGGGATTAAGAATACGTTCAAACAATTTGTGGAGAAGGGTGAGGTTCCTAATCTTCTTCTATCTGGTCCTCCTGGTTGTGGTAAGACAACAGTGGCCAAAGCACTTTGTCATGAACTTGGAGTAGATTTTTATGTCATCAACGGATCCGATGAAGGACGATTCTTGGATACTGTCAGAAACAATGCGAAGAATTTCGCCTCGACCGTCTCACTTTCGTCGAATTCTAAACACAAAGTCATCATCATTGACGAAGCTGACAACACAACCCCAGATGTTCAACTCTGCCTACGGGCGTTTACTGAGGAGTTCATTGGCAATTGCAGATTCATCTTTACCTGTAACTACAAGAACAAAATCATTGCCCCCCTCCATTCCCGTTGCGCCGTCATTGACTTCGCCATCAAAGGGAAAGAAAGGACGGAGGTTGCCGGACATTTCTACAAACGTCTCCAAGAAATCTTGGCTGCAGAAGGTGTTGAATATGATAACAAGGTCTTGGTAGAACTCATTCAGAAACACTTCCCTGATTGGAGACGTGTTCTTAATGAGCTACAAAGATATTCAGTCAGTGGTAAGATTGATTCAGGTATTCTCGCAGCGTTTAGTAATGTCAAAACTGATGACCTTTTTAGAAACCTTAAGGAGAAAGACTTCCCAAAGGTACGTAAGTGGGTGGTCGATAATCTTGACAACGATCCTAACGTATTGCTTCGTAGTGTTTACGATGCTGTATATTCAAAACTGGATGGTGCAGGGATTGCTGCTGCTGTTCTCATTATTGCTAAGTATCAGTATCAGAGTTCTTTCGTCGCGGACCAAGAGATAAACATGTTGGCTTGTCTTACAGAAATTATGGTGGAGTGTAACTTCAAATGAAGGAGTTTGATTATGGTCTGGACTACAAGAAGCTTGACTTTACAGATGAGGAAACTCGTAAACTTTATCGCATTGGAAGGGGAGAACAAGGAGTGCTATTGGTACGCCCTTATACTGACGACATCTGTGCTCATTGGAGGTTTGTAGATGAGGCTGCGGCTCGCAAATCTTCTTCTAAGATTTACTCCATGTACTGTGACTATAAGGACAATGGAGACTTTATTGGAATGGACATGGCACGGAAATTCCTTGAGATGGGTTTTACACGCGCCCGTCGGTATGCAAATCATTCTAGTGGAAAAAAATATTCTGATGACGGTACCATCAGACCCCAGGAGAAAGATGCATTACATAGTGTTAAAGCGAGAGCGGCTAGCATATTCAAAGAAGTTAGGGACAAAGCGGCGTATGATCCGACGTACCAAACGATGAGAAAAGAGTGGAGGGCATCTGAATGAATATTGAAATTGAACTATCCAAGAATGTAGATTATCAGGGTCAGAAACTTGGTAAATACATCTGGAACCTAGAAGAAAGAAACAATCATGTGACTGGGTTCTGTGATACACTTGAAGAGTGTTTTGTTGAAATTATGAGGTTCAAAAATGTTGAAACAGATTAAATCACATTGGTACTATGTGTTCTGGGGCATTGCAACTGTCTCAGTGGTGGCGGGGCAAGTGTATGTTGGAACGGGATATAGAGAGATGGCAAACGAAGTTCGTATTGCCAGAGAGAGCACAACTGAATTTGTAAAAGAAATGACGGGGTGGATGCCCTGGGTAAACTGGGATTGATTTATCATGAATGTACAAGTATTACGAATGAACACAGGTGAAGAGATTATCTACACCCAAATCAGTGAGACTGATGAGTATGTCGAAGTGGAGAATGCACTAGTAGCACTTCCTAATGCACAAGGTCAGATTGGATTCTCTCCTTGGTCTTATCTCTCTGCAGATGACACTACAATCAAAATCTCTAGGGATTATATTGTCTATATCATTGAAGCCAAAGACATGGTTGTAGAAAACTATAAGAAGATCTTTTCCAAGATCGAAACACCTAGTAAGAAATTGATTCTTTGATATGGAACTAAAGGACTGGTTGAATTCTATTAACTTCAATAAGGAGAATCTTATTGAGGAAGACTCTACTCTTGCCAAAGAGTATCCACCCTTTATTATCAACAAATGTTTGTCAGGTCATTTGGATTGTGTGTTGTTAGCCAATGAAATGAACAGGTATCATTTCCTTGATAAAGACATGCAATATAATTTTTATCTAAATATATTGAGAAAGAAGAAGAGATTTTCTCCTTGGTTACGTAAGGAGAAGGTATCAGACATAGAGTATGTCAAACAATACTATGGTTATAGTAACGAGAAAGCATCTCAAATTCTGAAAATCTTATCTGATGAACAAATTGACTTTATCAAACAACGACTTGACACTGGTGGAACTAAATGACAAATACTGCTGAACCTCAGGTTAATTGGTCTCAGAGCCAGATGGTTGAGATCAGACTTAATGAACCTGATGACTTTCTTAAAGTGAGAGAAACACTGACTCGTATCGGAGTTGCTTCTAGAAAAGAGAAGAAGCTCTATCAGTCTTGTCACATCCTTCATAAACAAGGTAAGTATTTCATCGTCCATTTCAAAGAGTTGTTTGCTCTTGATGGTAAATACGCTAATCTTACTATTAATGATGTTCAGCGTAGGAATCGTATTACTAAGCTTCTTGCTGATTGGGGACTCATTACAATAGTCAAAGAAGATGCAGTTCTTGACATCGCACCTCTGAATCAGATCAAAGTATTGTCGTATAAAGATAAGAGTGATTGGACCCTGGAACAGAAGTATAATATTGGTAAGAGAGGAAAGACTGAAGAGGAAGCTCAATGATCTTTGGAATCACTGCCGCTCTTTTGATTTTGACTAGTTACGGTATCTACGTAGCCTTTGGACCACCAAATAAAGAATTAGAAGATTCATTCGATCATCACGACGACTAATGAAACTGTCTAAACCACTTAAGACTCTCAGACTAGAACAATGTATGTACTTTTGGTGGGATCCCCGTATCGATCCTAGGGAACCGGAGTATGATCCAGACTTCGATCCCAGACAACCGAACAATAACAAGCGGGTTTCCACACCCGCTTTTTTCATGCTT